TGGACGCAAAAACGATACGATCCATCCGGGAGCAATTGAGCCTCTAATGCAGCAACGCGGCCGCGCCAAAATCGTTCCGCCCCAGCCCGACAGGCTCTTTTTGCCGTTTCAGCAGCGCTGGATCGACGATTTGAACCGCCTCAAGCTCATGGAAAAGTCGCGCCAGATCGGCGTCTCCTGGTCCACCGGCTATGCCGCCGTCGAGCGCACCGCGCCGCGCGAAAACCGCAACGATCAGTGGGTATCGTCGCGCGACGACATCCAGGCCCGGCTCTTTTTGGAAGATTGCAAACGCTTTGCCGGCATCCTCAACGTGGCCGCCAAGGACCTGGGCGCCCAGGTGATCGACGAGGAAAAAAAGATTTCGGCCTACGTGCTGCACTTTGCCAACGGCCGGCGGATCCACTCCATGAGCTCCAACCCCGACGCCCAGGCCGGCAAGCGCGGCGGGCGCGTGCTCGATGAATTCGCCCTGCATCCGGACCCGCGCAAGCTGTACTCCATCGCCTACCCCGGCATCACCTGGGGCGGCCAGATGGAAATCGTATCCACCCATCGCGGCAGCGCCAATTTTTTCAACGAACTGGTGGAAGACGTCAAGCACCGCGGCAACCCCAAGGGCTTTTCGCTGCACACGGTGTCGCTGCAAAATGCGCTCGATCAGGGCTTTTTGTTCAAATTGCAGCAGGCCCTGCCCGATGGCGATGAGCGCCTGGCGATGGATGAGGCCGAGTACTTTGACTTTATCAAGTCGGCCTGCGCCAGCGAAGAGATCTTCCTGCAGGAATACATGTGCGTGCCGGCCGACGATGAGGGCGCGTTTTTAACCTTCGACCTGATCGCCGGGTGCGAATACCGCGGCGCCGAGCCCTGGCAGATGCTGTCCGACGGCACCATGCTGGATGACGGCCGCAAGCCCAGCGAGCTGTATGTCGGCGTGGATGTGGGCCGCAACCGCGACCTGACCGTGATCTGGGTATTGGAGCGCATCGGCGCCATGCTGTTTACCCGCGCGATCATCTGCCTGCAAAACGTGACCTTTTCCGACCAGGAAGCGCATTTATACGAAGTGCTTGACCTGCCCGCAGTGCGGCGCTGCTGCATGGACGATACGGGTCTGGGCATGCAGCTGGCCGAGCGCGCGGTCGAAAAGTTCGGCGCCTACCGCGTCGAGCCGGTGCGCTTTACGGCCAACGTCAAAGAGGCGCTGGCCTACCCGGTGCGCGCGGCCTTCGAAGACAAATCGATCCGGATCCCGCATGACGACAAGGTTCGCGCCGATCTGCGCGCCATCCGCAAAACGACCACGGCGGCGGGCAACATTCGTTTTCTGGCCGAAAGCGGGCCGGACGGCCACAGCGACCGCTTCTGGGCGCTGGCCCTGGCCATGCACGCGGCCGCCTCGCCGGCCATCGAATACGCCTACACCCCGGTGCCGCGCGCCGGCCGCGAAGAAGACGACCGGCGCCCGGTCAAGGTAACGGCCGGCCTGGGCCGCGGCAAAGGCCTGTGGGGGTAACGATGGAAATGCTCGTTTTATTCGGCATATGCCTCTTTTTCTGTTTGCTGGTGCTCATCGTGGGGAAAATATCCTGATGCTTTACGACGCCTATAACCGCCCCATCCGCACCCAGGAGCTGACCCGCGAGCATGCGGCGCCCACCCTGACCGGCATTCGCACCATCTGGAACGAGACGGTGGCCGGCGGGCTCACACCCTCAGGGCTGGCCGCCATTTTGCGCAACGCGGCCGACGGCGACCACGACGCCTTTCTGGTGCTGGCCGAAGAGATGGAAGAGCGCGACCTGCACTACGCCTGCGAAATGGGCAAGCGCAAGCTGGCCGTGGCGCGCCTGCCGATCAGCGTGGAATCCTACAGCGACGATGCCCGCGACATCGAGCTGGCCGACGCGGTGCGCGATTTGGTGCGCCGGCCCGGCTTTCGCAACCTGATCAAAGAGTTGCTCGACGCCCTGGGCAAAGGTTTTTCGGTTTGCGAAATCATGTGGGACCGCAGCGGCAGCAAATGGCGCCCGGCCGAATACATCTGGCGCGACCCGCGTTTTTTCACCTTCGATCGCGTCGGCCGCACGCAGATCCGGCTGCGCGATGCGGCCAACCTGGCCGAAGGCATCGAGCTACCCGGCTATAAGTTCATCCGTCACCTGCCGCGCATCAAGACCGGCATCCCCATCCGCGGCGGCATCGCGCGCCTGGCCGCCTGGGCCTTCATGTGCAAGGGCTACACGATCAAAGACTGGCTGGCGTTCGCCGAAGTTTTCGGCATGCCGCTGCGCCTGGGCAAATACGACGCCGGCGCCAGCGAAGCCGACAAAGCCGTGCTGCGCATGGCCGTGGCCAACCTGGGCACCGATGCGGCCGCCATCTTTCCGCGCTCGATGGAGATCGAGCTGGTGGAGGCCGGCAAATCGGGCAGCACCGATTTTTTCCAGCGCCTGGCCGATTATCTGGACACCCAGGTCAGCCGCGGCATTTTGGGCCAGACGGCCACCACCCAGGGCACGCCCGGCAAATTGGGCAACGAAGAAGCCCAAAAAGAAGTGCGCGAAGATATCCGCGACGACGACGCCGAGCAGCTCGAAGACACGCTTAACCGCGACCTGGTGCGCGCCTTTATCGATTTGAACTACGGCCCCCAGGAAAACTACCCCACGATCCAGCTGCGCGCCACCAAGCAAGAAGACATCGTGGCGCTGTCCGAGGCGCTGGCCAAGCTGGTGCCCCTGGGCCTTTCGGTCGAGCAGAGCGTGATCCGCGACAAGCTGGGGCTGCCGGACCCGCCGGAAAAGTCCAAGCCCGAAGATCTCTTGCGGGCGGCCGCCCAGCAAGCGCCCCTGCCGCCCGCCGCGCTCAACCGCCTGCAGGTAGACCCCTGGCGGCGGCCACTGGCCGCGGCCCTTAACCAGACCGGCGATGCGCTGCCCGATGAGATCGACACCGCCGCCGACGAGGCCGCGGCCGACTGGCAGCCCATTATGGCGCCGATCATCGACCCGCTGCGCCGGGCCCTGGCCGAAGCCAGCGACGCCGATGACTTTCGCCGCCGCCTGGACGAAGTGATGTCCCGGGGCGATGTGACGGCCCTGGTGGATCAGTTGGCCGCAGCGCTTTTCCGGCAACGCGGGCAAGGGGAGATCGGCGATGCCAATTAGCGGGCCGGGGCCTATCCCCAAAGATGCGCTGCAGTACTTTCGCGCCAAGATCGCCACGCCCGGCTTCGACTGGCGCGACATATGGCGCCAGGAGCACGCCAGCGCCTTTACCGTGGCCAAAGCCACCCAGGCCGACGTGCTGGGCAGTATCCGCGAGGCCCTGGACAAGGCCCTGTCCGAGGGCCAGACCTATCGCCAGTTTGCGGCCAACCTCACGCCCACCTTGCAGGATCTGGGCTGGTGGGGTCGGCAGACGATGGTCGATCCGGTCACCGGACAGGCCGTGGACGCCCAGCTGGGCAGCCCGCGCCGGCTAAAGACCATCTTTCGCGCCAATTTGCGCACCGCGCGCGCCGCCGGCCAGTGGCACCGGGCCCAGCGCACCAAAGAGGCACTGCCGTATCTGCTCTACGAGCTGGGGCCCAGCCGCGAGCACCGCGCAGAGCACGTGGCCTGGCACGGCACATTGCTGCCGGTGGATCACCCCTTTTGGAGCACCCACATGCCGCCCAACGGCTGGGGCTGCAAATGCCGTGTACGGCCTGTCTCGCGCTGGGAGGCCGAACGCCTGCAAGAAAACGGCGTGCCCGCGCCCGACCGCGCCCAGCTGGTGGATCCTGAAACCGGCCGGCGCACCGGGCAGCTGGAAGCGCGCACCATACCGGTCAAGACCCAGGCCCCGCCCATCGTGCGCGTGCCCTGGGAAAATAAGCGCACCGGGCGCACCGAACTGGTGCCGGCCGGCATCGATCCGGGCTGGGACACCAACCCCGGCAAGGCCCGGCTCCAAAATTTGGAGGCGCTTTTAAACGACAAACTGGCCGCGCTGAGCCCGCAGGCCGCGGCCGCCGCCCGCAGTGACCTCGAATTTTACCAGCGCGGGCAAGGAGCATGAGCATGCAGATCCAAGTCGGCCCCAAAGCCTTAAACAGCCAGGCCTTAGCGGGATTGGCCGCCGCCCTGAATTTTCAACTGCCCGCCGGGCAGGCCCCGGAATGGATCGAGCTGATCCCGGCCGGCGTCGCGGTGGTGGGCCGCGACGGCCGCAAGTGGATCAACGATGCCCCCGATACCATCCTGGCCGCGTTTAACGCCTCGGGGCGCGAGCTGGTCATCGACACCGAACACGCCACCGAGATCAAGGCCCCCAAGGGCGATCCGGCGCCGGCGGCCGGCTGGGTCAAGGCGCTGGAGATCCGCGCCGGCGCCATCTGGGGCCGCACCGAATGGACGCCGGCCGGGGCGGCCAGCGTCGCCAACCGTGAATATCGCTACATCAGCCCCGTGTTTTACTACGACAAACCGACGGGGCGGATCGTGCAATTGTTAAGTATCGGCCTGACCAACCGGCCCAACCTGCGCCTTATGGCGCTCAATCAAGAGGGGGCAAATCCCCCACAGGAGGCAGTCATGCTCAAAAAATTACTGAAGGCCCTCGGTCTGGCCGAGGATGCCAGCGAAGAGACCGCCCTGAACGCCATCGGCACCCTGCAGGGCGATCTTTCCACCGCGCGCAACAGCGCCCAGACCCCCAGCCTGGAAAAGTTCGTGCCGCGGCCGGACTACGATGCGGCACTGGCCCGGGCCCAAAACGCCGAACAGGCGCTCAAGACCAAGACCGATGCCGATCTGGCCACCGCCATCAATGCGGAAGTGGATGCGGCCTTAAAGGCCGGCAAGATCACGCCCGCCACGGCCGAGTACCACAAGGCCAACTGCCGCGCCGAAGGCGGGCTGGAGCGCTTCCGCGCCTTTGTGGCCGCCGCCCCGGTGATCGGCGATCCGAGCGGTTTGGATGCCAAAAAGCCGGCCGCGGGCGTGGCCCTTAACAGCCAGGAAGTCGATGTGCTGAACAAAATGGGCCTCTCCGAAGAGCAGTACAAGAAGTATAACCCCGCGCAGTAAAAAGAGCGGAAAAAGGGGCCGGCGCGTGGCGCCCGCCGTCATAACCATCAGCAAGAGGAGAACACACATCATGGCACTGACAGCAGATCGAGATACCGTCAAGCGCGAGGGCAAGCTTACCAACTACCCCGTCTCGGCCGCCGTTCGGCATTATACCGGCGGGATGGCCATCATCGACCCGGCCACCGGCGGCTGCCGGCCCGGGCGCACCGCCGTCGGCGACATCGCCGTGGGCCGCTGCAATCAGGGCGTGGACAACTCGGCCGGCCTGATCGGCGCGCAGCGCGTCGAGGTCGAGCACGGCACGTTCCGCTTCAACAACAGCGGCGGCGGCGATGCCATCACCCTGGCCAACGTGGGCGCCGACTGCTTCATCGTAGACGATGAGCGGGTGGCCCTGACCAACGGCGGCGCCACGCGCAGCCGGGCGGGCATCATCATGGATGTGGACGCCCTGGGCGTGTGGGTGCGCATCGAGCCGGGCGTTTAATCTTTGCGGCAAATGGGGCCTTGAAAGCTCGTTTTAACCATCAATCAGGAGTAAAACATGATTATCAACAGAGATAACCTTGCCATCTTGTTCCGGGCCTTCAAGGCTGCATTTCAAAAGGCCTTCGAGGGCGCCCCCAGCGCGTGGGATAAAGTCGCCACGCGCGTGCCCAGCTCGACGTCCATCGAGGACTACGGCTGGCTGGGGCAGATCCCGGGCATGCGCGAATGGATCGGCGACCGGTTGATCAACAACCTGCGCCAGTCCAACTACACGATCCGCAACCGCAAGTTCGAAAACACGGTCGGCGTGGATCGCGACAACATCGAAGACGGCCAGTACGGCATCTACGCCCCGATGTTCGAAATGCTCGGCCAGACGGCCAAAGAGCATCCGGACACCCTCGTGTTCGCCCTGCTGGCCGCCGGCAATGCCACACCCTGCTATGACGGCCAGAACTTTTTCTCTTTGACGCATCCAGTGATCAACGCCGCCGGCGCGGTCGCCAACGTGGCCAACATCATCGCCGGCGCCAACACGCCCTGGTACCTGCTCGACACGCGCCGGCCGCTCAAGCCGCTGATCTTCCAGGACCGCCGCGCGGCCAACTTCGTGGCCCTGCAGGACGACAAAGACCAGAATGTGTTCTTGCGCAACGAGTACCTGTATGGCGTGGACATGCGCTGCAACGTGGGGTTCGGGTTCTGGCAGATGGCTGTGCGCTCGTCTGCGGCCCTCGATGCCGCTGGCTTTGCCGCCGCCGACCTGATGCTCAGCTCGTTTACCAAAGACTACGGCCAGCCCCTGGGGGTTGCGCCCAACCTGCTGGTGTGCGGCCCGTCCAACAAGGCCGCGGCCAAGGCCGTGATCGAGGCCCAGTTCATCGCCGGCGGCGGCTCGAACATCAACTACAAGAGCGTCGATTTGCTGGTTGTGCCCTGGTTGCCCTAACCGAACGCAACGCCGAGGTAAGGCCAACGCGATAGCGCCCTCCGGCCCAAAGCCGGAGGGCCTCCAAAAAGGAGTAGCCCCATGCCGATTTGCATCACCGCCAAGCAAAAAGGGTACTGCCGCTGCAACACGGTTTTCAGCGACCGGCCCACCAATTACCCCGACGGCCACTTTAACCCCGGCCAGCTCGCTCAGCTTAAATCCGATCCGGGGCTGCACGTGGTGGTCGGCACCACAGCCGGCCCTTCCGATGCCGCCACGGCCGCGGCCGCCCAGATGGCCAAGGATCTTGAAAAGAGCATGACCGTGGCCCAGCTCACCGAAGAGTTGACCAAAATCAATGTCCAGATCCCGGCCGGCGCGAAAAAAGCTGATTTAATCGCCCTTTTGATCGGCGCCCAGGCCCAGGAGTAAACCCGCATGGCCTACGCGACCGCCCAGGACATCATCGACCGCTACAGCGCAGATCAGCTGCTGATCACCTTCGACCGCGACGCCATCGGCCAGGCCGATCCGGAAGCAGTCGCGCGGGCCCTGGATGATGCCACCGCCGAAATCGACGGCTACCTGGCCGGCCGCTACGCGCTGCCGCTTTCCGAGCCGCCGCGCATTCTGGCCTTCATGTGCGTCGACATCGCCCTTTATAAGGGCTCGCTGGAAACCGCCGTGACCGATGAGCGCCGGCGGCGGTACCAGGATGCGATCGCCTACCTGGTGCGCGTAGCCAAAGGCGATATCGCCTTGTTTTCTTCCGACCCGGGCGCGCCCCAGGGCGGCAGCGGCGCATCGTTCAGCGCCGGTGGGCGTGTTTTTACGCGCGACAGCATGAAGGATCTGCGATGAGCGGCGTCGGGCTGACATACGATCTATCGGCCATCGAGCGCCTTAATGCGCGCATCGCGGCTCTGGGCGACGTGAACCGCCGCAAGTTGCTCGATGTGGTCGGCGCCCTGGTTGAAACCCAGACCCGCAAGCGCCTGGCGAGTGAAAAGACGGCCCCGGACGGCACGCCCTGGCCGGCCTGGTCGGCGCGTTACGAAAAAGGCCGTCACGGCGGTCACAGCCTGCTGCAGGGGCGTGGCGATCTGAGCGACAGCCTCACGCACGAAGTGTCATCCGATCAGGTGGAGATCGGCAGTAATTTGATCTACGCCCGCGTGCATCAGGACGGTTCCGGAGAAGATCCGGTCAAAGTGCCCGCCCACCAGCGCCGCATCACGCAGGCCTTCGGAAGAAAACTGGCCTTTCCGGTATGGGTCGATGTCGGCGCCCACGACTTTGTGCAGGGCATCCCGGCCCGCCCCTATATCGGCCTTTCGATCGACAACGAAGCCGAACTGGAAGCCACGATCGATCAATTTTTGAGCGAGGTGCTGCCATGATCCTGGTCACTCTGCGCACCGCCATCATCGATGCGATCGCAACCGCCCTGCCGCAGCTAAAGGAAGTAAAAGCCCACGGCGGCCGCTTTTCGCTGGAAGAACTAAAAGCCATCGCGGCGCGCAGCCCGTCGGTGCGCGTGGCCTGCCTGGGCGTTGCCCGCATCCTGCCGGGCGCGGCCTGCGTCACGGCCGAAACCGTCTGGGGCGTGTTCGTGATCGCCGGCGCTGCCGCCCAGCAGTCGCGCGATGCCGCCGCCCTGGCCCTGGTGGCTGCCATTGCGCCTTTGGTGCCGCTATCCACCTGGGGCCTCGAGACCCAGGTCAACGGCGCCGAAGAGGTGCGCGGCGACAACCTGTTTTCGCGCGACATCGACCGCCAGGGCGTGGCCATGTGGGCCATCACCTTCCGCCACACGGTGGACCTGAACCCGGTGGATGTCGCCACCCTGGATGATTTTTTATTGCTGCATGTGGATTACGACCACAACCAGGACGACTCGGTCGATATGACCGACGATGTCGTTTTTGACGGACCATAACGATAAATGGCTAATTATCCACTACCGATAGCTGCATGGCTCTTTGACGAGGGATCCGGCTCAACGGCGGCCGAGTACTACGGCTCGACCACCCTCAACATCGTGTTGTCGAATGCAGCGTTGGGTGCAAATGGATTGGATTTCTCCGGGTCGACATCGGATTATGCTTACATCGCTGCCGCCAATAACGTACCGCTTCGCGTATCTGCTCCCTTTTCGATTGTGGCCGGTATTCGCCTGGGGCCCAGTAATTTGGATCAACAAATTTTTCATTCCGCTAATGATACATCGGTTTACTCCGGGTATCATTTTCGCACAAACTCATCCGGCAACATTGAACTGATGTATGGTGATGGTGCGGGGGCTAATAGCAACAATAGATGCGCTGCCATCGGCGGCACGGTGCTTTCGGCCAATAACTCTCATGCCGTAGCCGCGATAGTAAATTCCACGAATGGTGGCAACACCGGCATTGATTTGTTCGTAAATGGCGGAAAAGAGGCTGTTTCGTGGTCCGGTGGCGGTACGTCGATGGTCCACGCCAACAGCAATAGCATTTTGGGCCGGTGGAATATATGGGCGATTGATAGCAACCTAACGATCCGTTATTTGTTTATCTATGATCGAGCCCTGACACAACAGGAGATCTCTGCAATCCATACCGACTATGCGGCGGCATTGGGGGGCATTGAGGCAACCGCGCCAACAGCCGCGCTCACTATAGCATCGAGTGGGGTAAATTTTCCCTCCGGAGCGTTATCGTATCCGCGACACAAAATGGCGATCAATCCGGCCAATGCGGACCAACTGTGGGCCATTTACGGCAATGGGTCCGGGGCGGGAACCTATGCAGGATCATATAGGGGGAATGCGTGGGCGCCATTAGGGGCGAATGTATGGGACTATCATGCGTCTCTCTATCGAGACAGTCACGGTTTTTTGCATGTGGGGAGCCGTAATGGGGCTGACGGTGTAGCAATTTATCGGCGTTATACCGATGCATGGCAGGCGACCGTACAATTCGATGATTATTCCGGCAGCGGGGGCACTGCCCACGTTATTCCGGCGGCGACCGGCAATGATGTTATCGCCATTGTGCGCAGCAATTTTGGATATGCCCCGTACACGATTTTCTGGCATCGTTCGACCGACAATGGCGCGACTTGGGGCAGTGCCAACACGCTGGTGCAACCCAATGCCAGTGTCTGGCATCGCATAGGCGGACTTTATCTTAACGGCGCCCCGGCCGCATCGGTGTGGGATACTTACGCGACCTATTGCACTATCAGGCTGTATCGATGGGCCGGATCAGCGTTTGCTGCCATTGCCAATAATGATTTGCAAACTACTTCCGCCGATGTGCTCACGCGGCAGTATACGGTAATTGAGGCAGGAGACGGTGAAATACATGCGGTCTGGCGCGATATCTTGGCAGGGCCAACTCACGTACTGCGGCACTCTCACAGGCCCCTTGCAGGCGCATGGAGTGCGGCAGAAACCATTGCGACTGTTGCGGCCACAGACAGAATATCTCCGATTTTGACATCCCACGGCGCATCAGTCCATCTCATATACAATCGAAACAGCGGCACATATGATGCGATCATGCACCGCGCATGGACGTCGTCCGGGGGATGGGGTGCTGAAACGGAATTGAGCACGCCAGCGGATGGCGATTGTGGCGATCCGAGTACATGCTACAGTGTTCCGGTCATTTTTGATTACATACCGGTGCTGTATACCCAGGACGCCGGCGACCTGCTAAAATATGTCGCTATAGAGGCAGCGCCTGCCGGGGCTGCGGTCAATCTGGTCGGTGGCATCACTGGCGTCAGCGCCACTCCGGACTTATCCGCCAACATCGCCCGCGCCTTGCTGGCCGCGATCTCCGGGCAGGCAGTCACGCCTGATCTATCGGCCACGCTCACCAATGTGGTGGCCCTGGTGGCCTCGATATCTGGTAGCTCCATGACGCCGGATCTGGCCGCCGCGATCGCGCGCGACCTGTCGGCCGCCGTGGGTGGGCAGAGCACGGCCCCGGACCTGGCCGCGGCCATCACTCGATCTTTATCGGCCGGCATCGTAGGCATTGCCGCCACGCCTGATCTGCCGGCCAACATGCAGCGGCTGCTGTCGGCCAGCATCCAGGGCGCCGGGGTAACGCCGGATATCAGCGCCGCCACAATCCGCGCCCTGGGGGCCTCTATTGCGGCCACCAATACCGCGCCAGACCTATCAGCAGTGATCTCCCGCAGCCTGCTGGCAGCGATCTCGGGGCAGAGCAGCGTGCCGGATCTGTCGGTGCTCGTCGAGGGCATCGTGAACCTGACGGCCTCGGTCGTCGGGGTATCCTCAACGCCCGATATCGTCGCCACCAGCGCCCGCCAGCTCTCCGCGGGCATCGCCGGCCAAGGGACTGCGCCGGATCTGTCGGCTGCCGTCGCCAGATCCCTGCTGGCCACCATCGCGGCTGCCAGCGGCACGCCCGATCTCGATGGCGTGCTCACCAATGTGGTGGCCCTTGCGGCCGCAGTTCGGGGGGTGTCCATCACCGCCGACCTGTCGGCCACGATCGCGCGCGATCTATCGGCGCATGTCATGGGCGCAACCGACGCGCCGGATATGTATGCGGCTGTTCAGAGGTCGTTATCGGCCAACGTGCAGGGCATCTCCTTTGCCCCCGACAACATAAAGGTACTGATGGGCGAAATCTTGCCCATCGTCACATTTACGGCCGATCCTATTCGATTTGCTTTCAAAAGTGGAGGTATTGCACGATGACACGCATCCTTAAAGGCACTCTGGTCTGGTTATCATTATTGCTGCTGGTGCTGATCTCTCCGGCCTGGTGCGGCGAGTTGACCAACTTCGGCAAATCCGCCGTGGTCGGCCATCTGGCCGGCGCCGCCCACACGCCCGCGGCGGCGGTCTACCTGGCCCTTTTCACGGCCGATCCCACCGTGGCCGGCACTATGACCAGCGAAGTGGCCAATGCCAACAACTACGCGCGCACGGCTATCGCTTTTGGCGCAGCCGCCGCGCGCCGGGTCACCCAAAGCGCCCAGGTGACCTTTCCCCAGGCCTCCGGCGCCTGGGGCGCGGTGACCCACTGGGGCATCACCGACAGCGCCACGCGCGGCGCCGGCAACATGCTGGCCGTTGGCGCCTTCACGGCCAGCTTTTCGCCCGTGGCCGGCAATACGCCATCGATCGCCAATACTACCTGCTATGTGCAGATCAATGCCAGCTCGGGCGAGGGCTACACCGATTACTTCGCACACGCCATGCTCAATCTGATTTTTCGCAACGTGGCCTATGCCCAGCCGGCCACCTACATCGCCCTGCTCGATGCGATCGGCGCTGACGGCGATACAACGCTCACCACCGCCGGCAAGGAAGCCACCTGGACCGGCTATGCCCGCGTGCTGGTCAATAAGGCCTCCGGTGCATCGCCGGCCTGGGAGGCGGTCACCAACGGCGTCACCCAAAACGCCAATGCGGTGGCCTTTGCCACCGTGGGGGCCAGCCCCTCGATCATCGTGGGCATGGCCATCGTCGACGGCGGCACGCTCAACGCCGGCAACGTGCTGGCCTATGACAACGATCAGATCGTGGACCAGACGCCCAATGTGGGCGACACCGTGTCCTTTGCCGCCGGGGCGCTTGATTTGGCCATCAACTAAGGGCGGGTGGGCTATGGATTTTGCTGACGGTAAAATAGTGGTGCGGCCCGGGACGGATTATTGGGGGCCTTTCGCCTTCGATCTGGCCCCGGCGCTGCCTGCCGGCGACAGCCTGACGGCCGCAACCACCGTGCAGGCGTTTCTGGCAGGGGTCGAGTCCACCGAGCAGCTTATCGAAACCGGCTCCATCGCGCTGCAGGCGGCGGTGCTCAATCTGCGCCTGCAGTACCCCGGGGCCAGCTTGCATGGCCGCCACGAGCTGCGCATCAATCTGGCCCTGGCCAGCGGTGCGCGGCATACCTTGGTTTTTCAATATGTGCACGTGATCCCTTAATTAAGGAGAGCAAAGCGATGCCGATTACTTTTTTCATCAAACCAGCGCCCGGCATGAAGATCCGCATGCCCGACAACCCGGCCGAATTTTTGCCCGAGCAAGGGGCCGAGGTGCCCGTAACCTCTTTCTGGCTACGCCGGATAAAAGACGGCTCCGTCGTTTGCCCAGCCGAAGAAAAAGGAGCGTAACCCATGACGATTTCCTTTAACAGCATTCCGTCGAACATGCGCGTGCCGCTGGCCTACATCGAGTTTTCCAACGAGCGCGCCGTGTCCGGAACCCCCGAAATGCCTTACAAGATGCTGGTGCTGGGCCAAAAGCTGGCCGCCGGCCCGGCCGCCGCCGAAGTGCCGGTGCGCGTGACCTCGGCCGACCATGCCGAAGCCTTGTTCGGGCGCGGCTCCATGCTGGCCGCCATGTTCAAGGTGCTCAAGGCCAACAACCGCTACACCGAAAGCTGGGCTATTGCGGTGGTCGACGCCGCCGCCGGCGTGGCCGCCACCGTTACCATCACCCTGGGCGGGCTGCCATCTGCCGCCGGCACACTCAACTGCTACATCGCCGGCACGCGCGTGCGCGTCGCGGTTGCCTCTGGCGCCACCCCGGCCAGCATCGCCACGGCCCTTACCGCCGCCATCACCGCCGATACCAGCCTGCCGGTCACGGCCGCCGCCGTCGATGCAGTGGTCACCCTCACCGCCAAACACAAGGGCGAGGCGGGCAACGGCATCGATGTGCGCATCAATTACTATCAAGGTGAAGTCACCCCCACCGGCTTGACCGTCGCGGTAGCGGCCGGGGTCAGCGGCACCGGCAATCCTGATATTGCCAACGCCATCGCGGCGATGGGCGACGAATGGTATCAGGCCATCATCATGCCCTATACCGACGCCGCCAACTTAACCGCACTGGAAACCGAACTGGCCAGCCGCTGGGACGGCGTGCGCCAGATCGAAGGCTTTGCCTGGTCGGCCTACCGCGGCAACCACGGCGCCACCGGCACCTTCGGCGGCACCCGCAACGCCAAGCATGTATCGATCATGGGCACCAACATCAGCCCCATGCCGCCCTACCTGTGGGCCGCAGCCTACGGGGCCCAGGCCTCGGCCGCATTGGCCAACGATCCGGCCCGGCCGCTGCAGACCCTGGTGCTCACCGGCATTTTGCCGCCGGCCGAAAGCGTGCGCTGGAAGCTCGAAGAGCGCAACCTGCAGCTGTATGACGGCATCGCCACCCACTACGTGGATGCCGGCGGCCTTACGCGTATCGAGCGCGAAGTCACCACCTATCAAACCAACGCTTTCGGCGTGGAAGATCCCAGCTATCTGGATGCCACCACCCCGGCCACGCTCGGGTACCTGCGCTTTAGCCTGCGCGCCCGGGTGACTCAAAAATACCCGCGCCACAAGCTGGCCGACGACGGCACCAATTTTGGCCCCGGCCAGGCCATCGTCACGCCCGCCACGCTGCGCGCCGAATTCATCGCCCTGGCCAAAGAGTGGGAGCAGGCCGGCCTGGTGGAAAACATCGAGCAGTACAAGGCCGACATGATCGTCGAGCGCGACGCCAACAACCGCAACCGCGTCAATTTCCTGTGCCCGCCCGATCTGGTCAACCAGCTGCGGGTCTTTGCGGCTCAGATGCAGTTTATCCTGTAACCGATCCGGGCGGCCCGCCTTGGGCCGCCTTATGAGGAGCAACGCACATGGGTAAAAAATTAGGCAAGGCCTGGATCAAGGTAGACGGCAAGCTGCTCGAAACGCTGCCGGGGGCAAAGCTGGACATCGGCGGCGACGAGCGCGGCACGGTGGTCGGCGCCAATACGGTGCAGGGCTATTTCGAGACCCCCAAGCCCAGCCGCCTGGAGTGCGAAATCAGCGTGGGCAAACACACCCGCCTGGCCGAAATGCGGGCCTGGAATAACGTGACCATCAGTTTCGAATGCGACACCGGCCAGCAGTACGTGGTCCAGGGCGCCTGGATGACCAACACCCCCGAAATGACCGCCAGCGAAGGCGGCAAAATACCCATGACCTTCGAGGGCCCGCCGGCCGAGGAGATGATTTAAAATGGCCACCATTACAGCGATCCTGAACACCGGCCTGACGATTAAAGACGCCGTGCACACCGAGGCCGAGATCCGCGAGGCCACGGCGGCCGATCTGATCGAGGCCACCGATGAAAGCGAAAAAGTGGTGCGCACCGGTGAAGGCTTTGCCCTGCTGGTCAGCCACACCCTGGTGGGGCTCAACACCTTGCGCCGCCAGATCGTGCGGGTGGGCGACTACAAAGGGCCGCTCACCCTGGCCGAATTAAAGAAACTCTCGGCCCTGGACCTTTCGCTGCTCCAGGAAAAGGCCCAGCAGCTCGAAACGGCCACCTTAGAGGAGATTGCCGCCCGGGGGCGTCATCGTGCGGGTGGCCAAGCAGATGGTTGAGCCTGGCGTATTGACCCTGGCCGCCCGCACCGGGTTTACCCGCGCTGAGATCATCGGCCTGCCCCTGCAGCGCTTCATCGCCGCCCTGGGGGCATTTACATCCAAAGAGTAGCAGCTATGGGCAATCTGAGAACATCGATCATCCTGGATCTTTCGGGCAACCTGCAGCAGCGCGCCCGGCAGCTGACCGGCAGCCTGTCGCAGCTGGGCCGCACCGGTTCTGCCAGCATGCGCCTGTTTGGCCAGGGCGTTGCCGCCGCCGGTCGCGGGCTGGACCGGCTGGGCAACCGCTACACGGCGCTGTTGACCGGCGCTGCCGGCATCGGCGCGGTGCGGCAGGTGGGCAACCTGGAGCAGCGCTTTACGCGGCTGGGGATTCAGGCCAACCGCAGCGCCGAAGAGATGGATGCGCTCAAGAAACAGATTTTCCAGACCGCCAAGGCGCCCGACATCCGCATCGATCCTGGCCAGATCACCAGCGCCATCGAAGAGATCATCGAAAAAACCGGCGATCTCGATTTTGCAAAAGCCAACATCCGCAACATCGGCCTGGCCCTGCAGGCCACCGGCGCCGATGGGCAGGCGATCGGCGGCATATTGGCCGAGTTCCAGAAAATGAAACTGGGGGCCGAGCAGGCGTTCGAGGCCCTGGATATTCTCACCGTGCAGGGCAAAGAGGGCGCCTTTACGTTGCAGAACCTGGCCGCGCTGGGCCCCCGGGTGGTCACGGCCTATACATCGATGGGCCGCACCGGCGTGGCGGCGCTGCGTGAAATGGGCGCGGCCCTGCAGGTGATCCGCCAGGGCACCGGTTCATCGGAAATGGCGGCCACGGCCTTCGAGGCCGTGCTGCGCACCCTGAGCGATGCCGACAAGGTCAAGAGCCTGCAAAAGGGCGGCATCCGGATCTTCGAGCCAGGCTCGACCACCGTCATGCGCTCGCTGCCCAAAATCATGGAAGAGATCATCCAAAAGACCCGGGGCAGCAAACTGGCCCTGTCCAAAGTGTTCGACGCCGAGGCCATCCGGGCCTTTAACGCCGCGGCCGGCGAGTTTCAACGCACCGGCAAAATCGAAAGTTTGCAGCGCTTTAATAAGATCCAGGCCGACGGCAGCACCATCACCCGCGATTCGGCCCGGGCGGCCAAGGATTTTAACGCCGCTTTAACCAACCTTTACACCGTCTGGCAGCAGTTTGCCGACAACCAGCTGGCCAAGCCGATCAAGGACCTGACCGATTACATGGACGGCCTTAAGCCCGGCACGGTCGAGCGCTGGCTGGAGATCGGCAAGGCTGTCGCCCTGATCGGCGGCGGGGCGATTGTGGCCCGCAAAGTCATCGGCGGCGGCATGGGCCTTTACCGGGCCTTCGGCAAAAAAGGCGCCGGCGCGGGTGTTCCCGGCATGGGCGGCATGGCCGGCGTGGTGCCGGTCTACGTGGTCAACAAGCAGATGTCGCTGCTCAACGACGGATCCGGATTCGGCGGCGGCGCCGCCCGCAGCGGAGATACGGCGCGCAATGTGGCCACCAAGGCCGGGGTGATGGGCATCGCGGCCAAGGCGCTTTTGCCGGCGGCCATCGCCGCCACGGCGGCCGCCGCCAGCACCTACGCCGGCCAAAGCCGGGCCGAGCACGATGTTTCGGCCGCCAGCACGTCGCGGCTGCAACAGTTGCTGGACCGCCACACGGTCATGGGCGGCGGGCCGGAAAGCTACCAGGCCCGGCTGATCTCCGGCGAACTGGCGCGCCGCCAGGACGCCCAGGTCTCCATCAAATTCGAAAACGCGCCGCCCATGCGCGTGACACAACTCAAATCCAGCCACGGCCTGGATATCGATGTCGATAGCGGCCGCATGATGGTGAGCCACTGATGACGAACTGGAAAGACAACCTTCGGCCCGGATCGTTCCGCGGCGCGCCCTTCGTCATCGAGTCCTCGGACGGCGAGATCGGCCGGCGTTTTGAGCTGCACCAATACCCGCTGCGCGATGAGCCCTATGCCGAGGATCTGGGACGCAAGGCCCGGCGCTTTACGCTGGACCTGTTTGTCCTGGGCGCAGAGTACATGGCCGGTCGCGATGCCCTGATCGCGGCCTTCGAACAGGCCGGGCCCGGACTGCTGGTGCATCCCTATCTGGGCGAGATGACGGTCGCGGCGCTCGACGTGCGCGGGCCGGCCGAAAGCACGCGCGAAGGCGGCATGGCGCGCTTTACGGCCACCTTTGTCGAAGCCGGCGCAGCCCTATTCCCCAAGCCCACCGCGGACACCGTGGGCGACGTGGGGGATGCGGCAGATATGGCCGCAGCGGCCGTGCAAGCCGAATTCGCCCAAAATTTTTCGGCCTCCAAGCCCGAGTTCCTCTTTTCCGCCGCAAAAACGCTGGTGCAAACGGCCACGGATAAATTATCGGCCCTGCGTCAGTCCTTTCCCGGGGTGCCGGCCGCGGTGACCGAATTCGTATCCGATTTGCAGGATTTTTCAGCGGCGGCCGAAGCGCTGATCCGCGCCCCGGCCGATCTGGCCGTGGCCGTGTACGGCCTGATCGCCGATGTGGCCTTGCTGCCCGACCGGCCCCTGCGGGCCATTTCCGCCTACCGGCAATTGTGGCATCTATATACCGCCGCGCCGCAAGTGTCGCCAACCACGTCCACCCGCCGCCGCCAGGCCGACAACCAGCAGGCCCTGGCCGATCTGGTGCACCGGGCCGCAACAGTCGAGGCCGTGCGGACCGCCGCAACCTTAGCCTATGCCAGCTATGATGAGGCGCTCGCCCTGCGCGACGAACTGGCCGCGCGGCTGGATCTCCAAATGGAAACGGCCGGCGACGCCAGTTATATGGCCCTGGCCGATCTGCGCGTGGCCCTGGTGATCGATATCGCCATCCGCGGCGCAAACCTGGCCCGCATCGCCTATTACACCCCGGCCGATACATTGCCCGCGCTGGTGCTGGCCTATCAGATCTATGGCGATGCCGCCCGCGACAGCGACATCATCGCCCGCAACGCCATTCGCCACCCGGGATTTGTGACCGGCGGCGACAAGCTGGAGGTGCTGGCCGATGCCTGATGTGGTGCTCAGCGTAGGGGGCAAACGGTACGCCGGCTGGAAAGAGGTCGAGATCCGGCGCGGCATCGAACAGGTGGCCGGCACTTTTGAGCTGTCGGTCACCGATCGCTGGTCGGGCACCGAGCAGGCCTGGCCGATCAAACATGGCGATCCGTGCACCGTCACCGCCGACGGCCAGGTGCTGATCACCGGCTACGTGGATGATGTGCTGCCCTTTTTCGATGCCGGCCAGCACGGCGTCACTGTCGTCGGCCGGGACAAAACCGGCGATCTGGTGGACTGCAGCGCCATCGTCAAAAGCGGCGAGTGGCGCGGCCGCACGCTCTTTCAAATCGCCAAAGAGATCGCCGCGCCGTTCGGGATCCAGGTCATCGATCAGGCCCAGGCCTCTGTTCCGTTTAAAAGCGCCGCCCTCCAGGAGGGCGAAACCGCCTGGGAGGCGCTGGAGCGCGCCGCCCGCATGCGCGGCGTGCTGCTGATTTCGGACGCCCAGGGCGCCTTGGTCATCACCCGCGCCGGCACCCAGCGCATTTCAACGGCCCTTGTCCAGGGCGAAAACATCCTGGCCGCCCGGGGTACCTTCAGCCTGCGCGACCGGTATAGCGAGTATATCTGCAAAGGGCAGGATGTGGGGTTCGATACCAGTACCCCCGAGCAAAACGCCCAGGTCAAGGCCCAGGCCCAGGACCGTAATGTGCGGCGCTATCGCCCCCTTATCATCGTGGCCGAAGATATCGCCAACGCCCGGGGGCTAAAGGATCGCGCCCTCTGGGAGGCCGCCGTGCGCATGGGCCGCAGCTCCCGGCCGCAGATCACCGTGCAGGGCTGGCAGCATGCCGCCGGCCTGTGGCTGCCCAACAGGTTGGTGCCGGTCGATTGCCCCTATCTGTACCTTGCCGGCGACATGCTGACCGTGGCCGTGACCTACCGTATCAACGACAACGGCACCGTGGCCGCTATCGAGCTGTGCCGGCCGGAAGCCTTTAAACTTCTACCGGTACCGGAAACCGACGACGGAGGGCTGGGACTATGATCGCGCGCAGCATATCCAAATTGACCGCCCCCATCTCCCGGCGCGTGCGCCTGCTGGCCCGGCGCGCGGTGGTGCGCCTGGTATACGACGACCCCAAGATGCAGGAGCTGCAACTGGCCGTCTTTTCCGGCGAGGTGCGCGACCATGTGGAGCGGTGGGAAAACTACGGGTTCACCTCCCATCCGCTGCCGGGAGCCGAGGCAGTGGTGTTGTCCCTGGGGGGCAGCACCGATCACGGCGCCGTGGTTGCGGTGGGCGACCGGCGCTACCGCATCACCAGCCAGCAGCCGGGCGAAGTCACGATTTACACCGACGAGGGCGACACGATCCGCCTGCGGCGCGGCCGGGTCGTGGAGGTTAACACCGACACCATGCGCATCAACGCCGGCACCTTGTGTGAGATCAATGCGCCCACGATGACGGTCAATGCCGCCACACGCGTCAATTTGACCACGCCCCTGGTGGCGGCCAGCGCGGCAATGCAGGCCGCCGCCGATATCACCGATCGCGCCGGCGCAGGTGGAACGACGATGGCCGGCATCCGCACCATATATAATGGCCATCGGCATCCCGAGACCGGCAGCACCACCAATGTCCCCAACCAGCAAATGTGAGCGTGATGCAAGATATATCCATCATTTACCGCGACGGACTGTTTGACCTGGACCTTGGCGACGGCGGCGCGGCCATCGACGAGAGCCTGCGCACGGCGGTCGTTGTCAGCCTGTTTACCGACCGGCTGGCCGAAGCCGACGATGTGCTGCCCGGCGGTAGCGGCGACCGGCGCGGCTGGTGGGGCGATATCTATCCCCAGGTCGATGCCGATCGGATCGGCTCGCGCTTGTGGCTGCTTGCCCGCGAAAAACAGATCCCGACCGTGCTGGGCCGGGCTGAAACCTATGCCCGCGAGGCGCTGCAGTGGTGCCTGGATGACGGCCTGGCCGCGGCTATAACGATCAGTGCGTCCTTTGTGGGCCCGGGTGTGTTGGGGCTGGATATCAGCCTGCGCCTGGCCGACGGCAGCGATCAGGGCTATCGCATCACCCTCGGCGCCGACGGCGCCGCAATCGAGGAGTAAGCATATGTCGTTCGATCGTCCCGACTTACGAACGCTGGTGGCGCGCACCGTGGCCGACGTCAACAGCCGCTTTGAGGGCACCTATAACGCCCTGCGCCGGCGCGTGGCCTCTGTTTTCGCCCGCGTGTTGGCCGGGTTGGCGCATGGCCTGTATGGTTACATCGCCTGGGCGGTGCGGCAGATTTTTCCAGATACCCAGGATGAGCCCGAACTGTTGCGCTATGGCGTCACCTTCGGCGTGCCGCGCAAGCAAAGTGCCTATGCCTCCGGCGACATCGCGGCCACCGGCGCCAATGGGGTCACCATCCCCGCCGGAACGATATGGCAGCGCGGCGATGGGGCCGAATTCGTCACGCTGTCAGATGTCGTTATTGCCGCCGGCAGTGCCACGGTGCCCGTGCAGGGCGTGCTGGCCGGCAGCGCCGCCAATACCGAGGCGGGCGTCGCGATAGGTCTGGTCTCCCCCATCGCGGGCGTCAATAGCTCCGCCGTGGTTGCCGCCGGCGCTATCACAGGCGGGCTCGATGAGGAGCACAGCGAGGCCTATCGCCAGCGGGTCAAAGAACGCACCGCCACCTATTTTACCGGCGCCAACAAGGCCATCTACGCCAAATGGGCCAAAGAGGTGCCCGCTGTGACCCGTGCCTGGCCCTATGAAAACACGCCGGCGGCCGGATCGGTCACCGTGCTGTGCGTGTGCGACGATCAGCCCGGCAGCATTTTGCCGGATGCGGCCAAACTCGCCGAGCTGACCGACTACCTGGAAGAGCACACCGACCCGATCACCGGGCAGGTCGTGGGCCGGGCGGTCAATGCCACACTATTGGTGGCGGCGCCGGCCACCCAGGCAATCAATTATACCATCGCGCCGACCCCCGACACCGCGGCCGTTCGTGCCGCGATCACGGCCGAGTTGACCGACCTGCTGCGCCGCGAAGCGTTCCCTGGCGGCACGATCCTGCTCAGCCACATCCGCGAGGCCATTAGCCTGGCGGCCGGCGAAAACGATTATGTACTCACAGCACCGGTCGCCGACATATCGTGCCCCGCCGCCACCATCGCCATCATGGGAGCCATTACATGGATTTAGTCGAGCGCTACGTCAGCCACCTAAAAGCCCTGCTGCCACCCGGCGCCGCCTGGCCCCGGGAGATAGGCACCAACCTGCATAAATTCCTGCAGGGCCTGGCGGCCGAGCCGGCGCGAATCCATGAACGGGTTGAGGATTTCCTGGCCGAGGCCGATCCCACCCGTGCGGTGGAAATGCTGCCGGAGTGGGAGACCACCTGGGGCTTGCCGGATACCTGTACCGGGAAATTGGCCACCCTGGGCGAGCGTCGCGCCACCCTGTTGTCCAGGATAGTCAGTATTGGCGACCAGCGCCCCGGCTACTTCATCAGCCTGGCCGCGCGGGTGGGGTATACGGTCACCATAACCGAAAACATCAATGGCGATCATTATGTATGGCGCGTCAATGCACCGGCGGTATCGGTGCGATGGGCTCGTGCCGGCCAAAGCCGCGCCGGTGATCGCATCCGGTCGTGGGGCAATGAACTGTTAGAGTGCACTATTTTGGCGGCCAACCCGGCCCATTTAACCGTGTTATTTGGCTATGGAGCGTAAATCATGCACAAAATAGATTCACCCGATGCCACCGCTGGCAATGAATTTTCAGACGGCGACCCAGCATTAGGAACGTTGTCAACCGTGTTGTGGGCCAAATGGCACAACACGCTGCAGCGTGAGCTGGTGGCAATCGTCGCGGCTGCCGGAATCTCCCTCTCCGATGCTGACGACAACCAGGTGCTCGAAGCCATCCAGGCCTTCCTGACGGCGCACGCCGATTTGACTTCCCCGCATAGCGCGACCAGCGCGGCGACTGCCGGCCGGCTGGTGTTGCGCAATCTTTCAACGGGCCGATCAAAGATAGCGGCGCCGGCAGAAAGCGACGATATCGCCCGCCTGGATACAGTCACGGCCCAAGCGATTTTGACGTGCCCCCCTGGCAGCATCCGCCATTACGCCGGCGCCGGTCTTCCGACCGGCTTTCTTGAATGTAACGGGGCGGCCATCAATCGCACGACTTACGCGGCCCTGTTTGCTGCTATCGGGACCGTCTACGGAGCTGGTAACGGTTCGACCACTTTTAATTTGCCTGATTTTCGTGGCGAGTTTTTACGCGGTTGGGATTCCGGCCGGGGGGTCGATCCGGGGCGTTCCTTGGGGTCGGCGCAGGGCTACTTAGTCGAATTGCATACGCACTTATTGATGGCAGTTGCGACCAATTCCGGGCTTGGCGGCGGTTCCGTTGCCCTTTCGCAAATAGCCGGTTCGCTGGTATCGGACCGCATTGGAGCCAGCGGCGGCCTTGAAACACGGCCGCGAAACGTTGCGGTGAGAATCCTTATCAAATACTAAAAGGCGCGAAAATGAAAATTTATAACTATGCTTCGGACACAAAAGAATTTATCGGAATGTCAGACGCCGACGCCAGCCCATTGGAGCCGGGGCAATTTTTGATTCCGGCCTTTGCTACCGTCAAGCCGCCCCCCGCAACCGGCGCAAATCAACGCGCTGTATATTCCGAAATTAGCGCGGCCTGGTCTATCGTGCCGGATTACCGTGGGAAGTATTTTGACAAGGACAATCAGGCAGCGCATGAAATTGACGGCCTTGGAGTAATTCCCGGTGCCAATTGGACGGCGACAGCGCCGAACGGACCATATCAGATTTTTGACGATAACATAGGGGCGTGGGTAAGCGATCTTGCGGCCATGCGCGGCGCAACCTGGCGGCGCCTTGAAGCCGACATGCACAACTATATTTTTACGGTCCAGGACTACCCGCAACCCACGCAAATAACGCTTCAAGCGATTTATGCCGACCCGGAAAGTAACGCCGGCCAGCGGGCCGCCTGCAAATCCATTTTTAATTGGATCAAGTCCGCCGTTTTGCCTTATTACTACACCAAAAAAATTGAAATCCTTTCGAGCCAAGCGCCCGAAGGCGTGTCTTGGGACTTCCCGGCAAATTGCGATGGATCGGCGCCGGGGCTTACTTTGGCTCAGATTTTACAGATGACGTAAAAGGTGGGGGCTTAAAGCCCCCCTTATACAAGTTCCTTCAACGTTAACGTTGGTTTCCAATTTATTTGGAGGTGATTGATTTAGGATGCCAAAAGTAATCCCTGTCGATCACACTTATGTGATCGAACAGGATTTTTACGCCCTACGCTCGCCGGTTTCCACTTTTCTGAGATAGTGTGCAAACTTTTCTGAGATAGTGTGACGCGTTATACTTAGTTATTCG